AACCCCGCCGTAGCGGGGTTGGCTACGCAACAAGATATTAGTTGCGTAATTGGTAAAGCAAATCGGTCAACATCTCCATGTCCTCGATTTTATCAATCTCAGCCTTGACTTCTTTACGCATGGCGACTAATTCAGCCTTGGTATCCCTACCCGCCTCTTTGTCCCGCAACTCCAACTCTTTGCCAATTTTCTTGGCGGACTCAATACGAGCAAGGGTAGGTTGAGCCAACAGACTAGCCATTTCAGCCTGTAAAGTTTCATTGGACTTGCCATTGAAAACAGAACGAGCCTTAGCCCTTTGTTCTGCTTTGCGTTTAGCCTCTGGGTCATCAGAGGTAGGAATGGTAATGGCGGACTCTTGGCAAACCCGTTTCCACTTGGATTTGATAGCGTCCTCGGTCTTACCCGCCTTTTGCAAGGTTTCGACGAATACTAGGCGACCCATGGAATACCTAGCCCATGTAGGCTTGTTGCCCAATACTTCAGCAATGGTTGAGATAGCCTCGGCGATAGCGTCTTCGCCCTCGTCCATGGCAAGGGTTGCGGATACTAATTGAGCATTTTCATGCTCGTCGAACTGTGCCAACATCTCGGCGGTTTTTGTGACTACTGTTGAGTTTTTCATAACAATCTCCATGAGTGAGGTTATTTGGGGGGACATAGTGTCACTCTGCCACTTTGTCCCGCATGAGGCGAAAACCATTTTCGACCTCACAAATACAGTATAACACACTTGGTAGGATAAGTCAAGGGTATGTCCCATTTGTTCGAGAAAATGGGGTATTGTTCTGTAATGTTCTGTTGGCTTGGAACATTAAAAAACCTTGCTGGTATTGGGTTAGCGGGTTGTTTTAATATAATGTTATATTGTTCTATATAGATTAAGTAGGGAACGAGGGGGAAAACATTACACTATGCGTAGGGGGTCTTTGTCCCCTGCAAAATTATTTTTCGGACTTAATTTTTTCGAACATTCAGAACATTCAGAACAATCTGCGTAAGTCCTTGATTACAAAGCGTTTCTATTGTTCCATGCAACAGAACAATACAAGAACAATTACGGGTTTCCCCTAGTTGACAAAGTCCGCATATCGAACTAAACTCTGTTTCAGAGTTTACTAAATTTTTACTGAGGGACTTAGTGTCACATTGACACTTTGTCCACGAGGCTGGTGCGTCGCTTACAACCAGTTCCCATGATTTTTCTCTGGACAAAAAAAATCCCCAGGTTTTACCCTGGGGACATTGGTTAGTAAGGCCGATTACAGTTTTCGAATATCAATGAAAATGCACCGGGTTAGTTTTTTGTATCTAATTTCCAGATGGGTAAAACCTAAATCAATAAATTGGTTTACATCCCGGAAGCTGGTGTATTTACCATCTAGACCATTAAAGTAATCGATGATCCGGAAATCCTGGCCGGATTTGAACCCGGCCAGAACTGCATCCTTACCCTGGTAATCTCGGCCATAAGCCGGGACAAGAATAAGGGATGGCATGATTAACCCCTAGCATCATTATCAGCTAGTAAATCTAAAGCTTCATTTAGCACTACTTCATCTAAACAAGCTTTAACGGCCTTAATTACTTCGCTTTGCAATTCTTTGATTGCATCCATCCGGTCTTTTAGTAAGTCTTTATTTTTAGCTTCGATTGCACTAGCTAATTTACCGGCCTTCTTCAGGTTTTCTTTGGTGGCCTTATTGGTTAATAAAGCAATCTCAGCTTGTAACTCCTGGATGGATTTTTGCTTAAGCTCATCCATCTCAGCTTGAGCTTTGCTTCTTTGCTTCGCTTTCTTCTGGCCTTCTGTTGTAGGACTGGCCGGTTTAGTTAAGCCGTAATTACTTTCTAATCTGGCCGTAAAGCGCTTCCACATACCCTTAACGGCATCACTATCAAATAGCGCTTCCCTGGGTAATTTCATATCCAGGCCGATTTTTTTGGCATAGGCCAATTTAACTACATCACTACCGGCCACCCATAAATAGTAATCTGGTTTTTTAACCATTTGACCATCAACTTCTGTTGATATTTCCACAGCCCTGGCAAAATCCTCGACGGCCTGGTTTGCATCAACTTCTGATACTGCAAACAACTCCCCAATATTGGTAAACACTTCTGCTTGACTATCGTCTAATTGGAATTGAATATCCATTTTTACAATCTCCCATTTCAGGTTAGTGATAGAGAACCATTCCCTATCTGGTAATAATCATACAGGACAAAATGGGAAAACACCAGGACAATTTAATAACCCTAAATTCTGATGGGTTATTCCCTGGTAATTACCTAGCCAGGCCGGGGTCAATATGTGGCCAGGCCAAACCCTACCCATACCCAGGACACCCAAATACAAAAAATGGGACCCGGGCATTCCATATACACAATGATCTGCACGGTACATACCTCATTTTAAAAAAAGTACAACTTACGTTAGCCGGCTAGCGAAAATACAATATCATCCTATGCGCACGCAATACATACTGCTAAACATATACAGACGTGTTTTTAATTAAAATGTCAGGCCCCGGGGGGTATACTTTTTCCCAAAGAAAAGTCAGGCTGCGTTATAGCAAAAGGACCCCCCACCAAAAAGTTTGGGACTCCTACCCCAGGGGGGTATATAATTTTTATGTCCTTCACGTGGACACGGGGGGCAGTGGATTTTTATAATCAATACTTGTTCTATTGTTGCCATTGCCTCCCACCTTTGTTACACTTCGCACATATAAACCTCCCAAACAAGGTTGTATGCAAATACCTGTTGAGCCAAACCTCGACAAACCTGTACCAGCACAAGCCCAGCCTCAAACAGGCAGGACGTACGAAGACCGGCTAAAAGTAGCTGGTAATACTGCCATGCTCCTAAAAGAACTAGGCGCAGACGATGACCTGTCCGATGCAGAACGGGACCAAGCTAGGCAGATGATTGAGAAATTAAAGCCTGCAGATAGCAAACCAAGTCTTCCCAGTGAAGAAGAGGGCAATACAAAGAACTACAACGTTTCTTTGGCTATTGGCACGTACCTAAATGAGTACGAAAAGCAAATAGTTGCAGACAAGGTTCAAGTTAGGACGGTCGTTGTTAATAGGCTTATGGAGATAAGCAAGAACGAAGACGACAAAATCGCTCTTAAAGCCTTGGAATTACTAGGAAAAGCCTCGGATTTGTTCACTGAGCGCTCAGAAATCACCATTACCCACAAATCTAGCGATGAACTTAAGGCTGCAATCAAGGAACGCATCACTCAGTTGATGCAAATGCAGAAGATTGACAACAAAACGAAGACTGAAACCCGCTTATCTCAGCTAAAACACAACTCTGGCGAGGTTGTGGACGTAGAAGTTAAAGAAAAATGAGCATCCAAACTGCCAAAAACACCCCTAAAAAGCAGTTAACACTAGCTGAATTGCAGTTTTTGTACGACAACATAGACCATTTAGGGGATACGGAGCTTAGGGTTTGGTACAAAGACCTAGATAGCACGGTAGTTGATGAAGTAAAGGACCAATCTCAAGAAAAATTCATGGCTTTTGTCAAAAAAGTCTGGCCCAGCTTTATAGAAGGAGCACATCACGATGAAATGGCAGAAGCATTTGAAAGAGTCGCACGAGGAGAATGCAAGAGACTTATTATTAATATGCCACCTCGTCATACAAAATCTGAATTTGCTAGTTATCTCCTTCCTGCTTGGTTTCTGGGTAAATTTCCTGAGAAAAAGGTTATTCAAACCTCGCATACCGCTGAACTTGCTGTGGGCTTCGGACGAAAAGTCCGTAATTTGGTCGACTCAGACGTATACAAATCGATATTTCCTAATGTTGGACTCCAAGCAGACTCAAAGGCTGCGGGTCGTTGGGCAACTAATAAAGGCGGAGACTACTTTGCAATCGGTGTTGGCGGAGCGGTTACTGGTAAAGGCGCTGATATCCTCATCATTGACGATCCGCACTCAGAACAAGAGGCGACACTAGCCGAGAGTAACCCCGAGGTGTACGACAAAACGTACGAGTGGTATACATCTGGTCCTCGTCAGCGTCTGCAGCCTGGGGGCTCCATCATTATTGTTATGACTCGGTGGTCTAAGAAGGACTTGACTGCCCAGGTAGTAAAAGCAGCCCAGCAAAGGTCTGGAGAGGAGTGGGAGGTCATTCAGTTCCCTGCCATATTGCCTGATGGCGACCCACTGTGGCCGGGCTTCTGGAGTCTTGAAGAACTTACTGCACTAAAGCAGGAACTACCGAACGCTAAGTGGCAAGCCCAGTATATGCAGGCGCCAACAAGTGACGTCAGCGCTATTATTAAGAGGGAGTGGTGGCAGTTATGGGAGCACGACAGCCCACCCATGTGTGAGTACATCATCCAGTCTTGGGATACGGCCTTCCTGAAAACGCAGCGATCCGACTACTGCGCTTGTACGACATGGGGAGTGTTCTATCAGGCTAATTCCCGGGGAGTAGAGGTCCCCAACATCATCTTATTAAATGCGTTCAAAGAGCGGATGGAGTTTCCGGAACTTAAACAGAAAGCGATTGAACATTACAAAGAATGGGAGCCAGATAGCTTAATTGTGGAAGCTAAAGCCTCTGGAGCGCCGCTGGTGTTCGAGTTACGTGCGATGGGTATACCAGTTCAGGAATATGTCCCGAGTAAAGGTAGCGATAAAATTGCCCGCTTGAACGCAGTTGCTGATATATTTGCATCTGGAAGGGTATGGGTACCAAACACGCACTGGGCTGATGAGTTAGTTGAAGAAGTTGCAAGCTTCCCTAGTGGCGAACACGACGACTTAGTGGACTCCATGACCCAAGCGCTATTAAGATATAGAAGGGGTGGGTTTGTACAGTTAGATTCTGACGAAGAAGACGAACCCATAGGCTTCAAATCCAGACGCAACAAAGGTTACTACAACGTATAAGGCAGATGTATATGGCAATAGATAAAGCACTATCACAAGCCCCGATGGGATTAGGTGCCATCGACATGATGGAAGAAGGCCCAGAGATTGAGATCGAGATTGAGGATCCTGAGTCCGTTGAGGTTGGTATTGATGGACAACCCATACTTCGCATTGAAGAAGCTGAGCCTAGTGATAAAGACTTTGATGCCAACTTAGCTGACTACATGAGTGAAGAACAGCTACAGATGCTAGCTAGCGACTTGGTAGGTGATTTTGATGAGGACATCAGTTCACGCAAAGATTGGATGCAGACATACGTCGATGGCTTGCAGTTGTTGGGCATGACTATTGAAGAACGGGCAGAACCTTGGGAAGGCGCATGTGGTGTGTATCACCCACTGTTATCTGAGACCCTCGTGCGGTTCCAAGCTGAGACCATCATGGAGACATTCCCTGCCATGGGTCCAGTAAAGACAACCATCATTGGTAAAGAGACACCTGAGAAAAAAGCGGCGGCTGAACGTGTGGCTGATGATATGAACTATCAGCTAACA